CGCTACGTGACCCGCAAACAGAGCGCCCGCACAGTACCTTGAGTGCCCCCCTGCCCATACGCGCCATGAGACGCCACAGGATGGCCGGTGCGCGGTTTTCTTGATTGTTGCGGTACCGGGCCATGCATCATCGCTTACGCGTGAAGAAGCGCAGGTTCTGTGCGAGTTCAGGAAAGAAGCGCCGCTCGATCACTTGCTCCGCTTGGCGCATGGTTTCGGGCTTGACGGTCGATGTGCGGATCACTGGTCCCCATAGCTTTTTGATTGGAAACCGCGCTGCGCCCTTGCGCGCGAAGACGTGGCCCCCGAGTTTGTCGCTGATGAACGCGCTCTCATAGAGCTTGCGCTTGCCCCAGGCGCTCGCCTTGACGCCACGCCGGGTTTGCTTCGGCTTAAAGTCCTTCAGCGGCACCGAGCCGTAACGCACACGCAGTTCAAAGAACGGACGCTGCACGGTGCCCATCAATGCCCTGAACCATTCGCGTCGCTTCAAGTCCTTTTGACTAACGCCGCTGTCCTTGCTGACTGCGCGCACAACGACACGCTGCGCTGCTGGCCCGACGCGGCGAATGGTCCGGTTTAACGCCTGTGGCAGTTTCTTGCGCTGCGTGTCGCTGAGCCTTTTAGCCAGTCGCTCGAAGTCGCGCTCGATGTTGATCTGCATGACTCACCCCTCATCAGGTGTCCCGTTGTCGCCGGGACCACACGGCCCCGTGACGCGCAGGAGCATTAGCTGCGGGGGCATCGCCACGGGACGGCAAAACATGTTAGCCACGCGAGGGGCGCGCGTATGCCGACTAAACGTTTACATGCGGCTCGATTTGGAAACTTTGCAGAAAAATAAAATCGACGCGGCGAGGCTTTCCTGATGGGCAAAAAAAAGCCCCGCGGGTGCGAGGCTTAATGAACGAATGCTGGCGGTATCAGGTTTGCAGCATCCGTCGGATCCGCATGAACGAGGTCGGCTCGTAGCGTTTTGTGATTTCGTCTGCGATGTCACGCAGGCTTACTCCGTCCGCACGCAACTCCGCGATCCGCGCCAACGCTTCGCGCCTGTAAGGCTGCTCAACCACATCGCCGACATCGTTGGTGGTGTAGCCGAACGACCTCGGATCGCGCCGGTCTGCGTCGAACCAGCGAGAATTTGGCCCTAGTTGCGTGCTGCCGAGCTTCAACGCATCGAGGACGCCAGCGCGCGTGGTCTGTAGGCAATGCTCCGTGATCGTCTGCACGGTCTCACCGTCTGCCTCCAGAACTGCGCGTGCGCGCTCGACGTTATGCTCGAGGGCGACGTGAACACCACCATCGCCGGTGTCGATCATGTGGATTTTCATGCCTCATCTCCGAGTCGGCCCTTGATCTCGGTCGCAAAACGCCGAGCCTCGTCATATGCGCGAGGACCATTTATCACGGTCTCAAAATATCGTTCGCGATACGTCCGATAGTCCCAGGAGTCGGCTTCCCCCGCTGGATAGCGGACCAAATAACCCCGGTGATGCTTTTTGACAGACACGAAGTTTTTGATGCTCATGCGTCATCTCCCGCCACCGCAACCCATTCATGGCTCTCGGTTTCAACCTCCTGAATGATGTTGTCGAGCCAGTCAGGCCCGCTGGTTTCATGTGATGGGTCAGACGAGCGGGTCACGTCGGGGTCAATCAGGCGCGCCTCGATGATCTCCTCGACGCGAGACTGAAAGCGGTCGACCAGTTCTTCGACCTGCGCGGCGCTGAGATCGGAGTCGGCGGCAAACCAATCGTCGAGGCCGTAGTCGCCGAGGACCACGGTGCCGGTGGCATAGATCGGGCGATGCACATCTGCCGACGGCTCGATCCACCAGGCGTTGCCGCCAGGATGCGTGCCGGGAGCCTTTACGACGACATCGTCAGCCTTAAGCGGCGCAACCCAATCGGCGATTTGCTCGTCCGTCGGCTTATCGGACACCTTGATCCACTCGGGCAAATCGACGCGCTCCCAGCCCTCGATAAGCCAGCCCTCATGCACCGCGTGCTGGTGTGCGTCTTGCTGCGTGTCAGCGGCGTATACCTGCACCTCTGCCTGATCTGAATCGTCAACAACAAAGAAAAAAGTCATGCCTGCTCTCCTGCTTCTGCCTTCGCCCGTGCCACCTCAATCTCAGTAAGACCGGCGGCGAAATCCTCAGCCAGCGCGACCGCTCGATTGAACTGATCGTCCGACTCGGCGCTGATCGCGAGTCGCAATGCAGCGACCAGTGCTTCGTAGTTGTTTGCTGGTTTGTCCATGTCCCTGCCCCTGCGTGTTCGTTGATGTAACGGTTCCCATATTATGGTGCGTTACACATGGGGTCAAGCACTTTGTCACATTTTTTCACTTTTTTTTCGTTACACCCTCAGTCCCGCACTGCTGCGAGATACCTGGCGACCTGCGCTGCTGCATCTCCCGATGTCACCATGTCGCCCGTGTAACGCAACACCACATAGCCAAGTTCCACGACCGCGTTGTACTTGACGCAATCCGACTGGAAGCCTTTTCCTGACGTATGCCGTGATCGCACCATCCAAGTTCCGCCCTCAATCTCGATCACCAGCATCTCGCTCGGAATGACGAAATCAAAACGGAACCGCCTCTTCGGGATCAATCGCTGCTCGCGCTCATAGGCGATCCCGAGCGCATCGAGTTGAGCGGCGAACGTCTCTTCGAGGTGGCTCTTTTTCTTAACCATCGGCGCGCCCCACGGCCCCTCGGGGTAGGAGTGAACGGCACCCTTGTGCCGCACTCCAATACCCCCCCGTAGGGGTAGCAACTGCGGAACTGCGGAAACGTAATAAAATCAACAACTTACAAGCCAAAAATCCAACTGCGGAAAAAACAAACTGCGGACTGCGGAAAATGACCCCTCCGACACGCCTAAGTTGTTGATTTGTAAGGTTTCCGCAGTTAACCAAAAGTAACTGCGGATAGACTGAGGAAGTGCGGATTTCCGCAGTTGGTTCCGCACTCATTTCGGCACTCATTTCGGCACCTCGCATGCCAAAATCAACCGCCCGATCTCCTCGACTACCTGCGGGACTACGGCGTTGCCTAGCGCTCTAAGTCGGTCCACCCGACGGGGAATCCCTGCAGCCATTCGACCCATTCCGGGTTCAGGCTCCCAGATAGCTGCCCGGGCGGGGTCGCATAGCCAGAAGCTGCCTCCACCGAATCTGTCAGGCTGTTTGTGATCGGGTTTCGCCCGGACCTCGCCATCGATTCCAAAGTCCGAGATCCCTTGTGATCTCGAGCGGCTGGAGTCGGCCACATTTTCACCGCAAGCGTCAGTGGCGTTCCGCCCTGCGCGTACTCTTTCGTCCGCTCCGTTGCGCTGTCTTGGGTAGGCGTCGGCCACCAGCTTCCTGGGTCTCGCCCCCTCATTGACGGCGACATCTGATTCGCCTTCGCCGTTGGCGTGTGCAACAACCCAGACCCTGTCGCGCCGGTGTGGGGCATCGACGGCGCAAGCTGGAATAACAAATGTTTGGCAGGAGTAACCTTCTCCCGCCAGGTCAGATAGCACGCTGTCGAGTTCCATCGCGATGATGCCAGGCACATTTTCGCCAATAACCCAAGTTGGGTGTATCTCGCGAATGACTCTGAACATCTCCGGCCAGAGTGCGCGGTCATCGCTCGCGCCGCCTCGCTTCCCGGCGACACTGAACGGCTGGCAAGGGAATCCTCCTGCCACAAGTTCAACTGACCCTCTGTATTGATATCCATCTAAATTCCTGATGTCTTCGTGAATGGGTACGAGCGGCCAATGTTTCGCCAGCACCGAGCGGCAGAACGGATCGAACTCGCAGAACGCTACGGTCGTCATTCCGGCGCGTTCAAGGCCGAGCGAAAAACCGCCGATGCCGCTGAACAGGTCAAGCACGCGCATTGGGCACCTGTATAAACTTCTTGCGCATGCTTTTTGAGTCGAGGCCGTCGCGAATCACCAGCGCCCCGTTTGCGATCCAAGTCGACAAAAGCGCCTTGATTTTGCTTTTAACGGCAGGCTCGGTGGCGTCGAGTTCCAGCACCTCAGCAACCGCGATCCCGGCCCAATTACTCGACCGCACATCCTCGCGCCACTCACCCGCGCGGATTTTCGACAGCACGGCATTGAGGTCGCGTGTCGTGAGATCAGCGAACGGATCCGGCCACGCCCAAGGCTCAACAACGCCGACGCTGTCGCCATTCGGCAGCAGCACCGAGACCATCTTCCGCCAACTGCTATCGCTCGAAGGGGGCGCAAGATTGTCCTTGCTGGTGCCCTCGCGCGTGTAGCGCCACGGCTCCTCGATCCCGGCCATGCGCGCTTCGTCGTCGCTCATCCGCTGAAGTCGACGCACGTGCCTCGCGGCATCGGTTAAAGAAGACGCCCCGCGAGCGTCGGAGTAGCTTTCGGATTGATTCGGCGATGCTTTCCGCACGTGATGAACGAGGTGCACAGCGCACCCCGCAGCGTCAGCGATTCTCGCCCATGCCTTAGCCACAATGTCTATGGCCGCGTTATCGTTCTCTGATCCCGCCCTGTGCGACGAGACAAATGGATCGACACACACCGCATCGATGCGATATTGGCGAACGAACTGGATCACCGCATCCACGGCAGGCGTCAGGAAAACGTCGCCGTTTTGCGTTTCCGCTATTACCAGCTCGCTATCGCGCCCACTGTTGACGTACAAACGACCACCCAAGTCATCAGAGGATATGCCGTGGTGCTGACAGATCGCCGCGATGCGGCGTTGCGCCTCCTCGATGGGGTCTTCGAGTCCCCACACCCACACCCGCCGCGGCTCGTCCACCTCAACGCCGAGGATCGGCTTACCACTCGCCATCGCAACTGCCTCGGCCGTGGTCAGCGCGGTCTTGCCAGTGCCGCCAGCGGCAACTGTCAGCGAAAGATATCGGCGGATGTAGTGAGTGGCGTACACCCATTCACGCGCCTCGATGTCCGTGCCATCGGTCCATTCAAAAGGCGTCGGTTCAAGTGCGTCGATCTTCGCCTGTACGGCTTCCTGCTGCGCCTCGGCGCGTGCGGCATCATCCGCTTTGCGACGTGCCAGGACGGCTTCGTTGGTCGGTCCCCATTTGTCGCGCGCACCGTCGATTGCGGTCTGGAATTCCTTCAGCGTTTCTTCTTCGGTATAGCCTGGTTGTGTCCAGCCGGGAGCCTCCGCGAGAATTTCTTCGTCGGTGTACGGATCGTCCGATGTCACTTTGCTCGCGACTTCGGAGATCATCTCGTCATGCCAGCCGCGCGGCGTGAACCCACGCACAATGTCGTGCGCGGCCACCTCGTCCTCAATCTTGCGCATGAACGCCGCTTGCCAGATCGGTATGTCGTCGAACGGATCGACGCCCACGTCGCGCTCTAGCTCATAAACGGCCCCGCTTTCGTGCACGCTGCCCGGTAGCACGGCACACCCGCCGATCCCCCGCACATCAATCTTTGCCTCAGGATTCGCTTGATTTTTGACCGGTGCGTGAGGATTGACGCGGAAGTAGAAATGGCACCCGCGCGACGTGCGAGTGCGAAGCGGCGTATAAGGCAGATGCTCACGCACCCAGGTGATCGCGTCTGCGGAATCAGCGTCGACGCAGATCAGTTCGCGGCCGGTGATGACGCACCAGTTGCAATCCCGGAAACGCGGACTGGTTGTCCAGTGCTGCATGTCGGCTTCTGTGACGGGATCAGTCTGAAACTTGCGCCAACTGATCGCTGGCCACTTCCCGCGCGGGCGCGCAGGCACCACCGTGATGCCATGCTCCCAAAAGTGCCACGCGCTTGCGTCGGTTCTTCCCACCGCGCGCATCAGCGCTGGTATAGGTCGGGGCGGAGTTCTTCGCGGTCGATGCCTGTGGCGGCTTCAACCTGCAGCAGTCGGCGGTCGGGGATGCCGTGGTCGCTGTTTCGCCACTTGTAGACAGCCATTCGGCTGATCGACAGCTTCTGGGCGAGTTCTTCGATGCGGATTTGCTGCCAAACCGTTTCGGGCGTCATTTTTGGTTCTGCTCCTGTGAATGAAACCACAGGAATACAACACCAAATGTTGACGAAGCAACATAAAAAGCGAACGCATGGCGTTATGCGTTCATATCCGACGTTTTATGTCGTCACCGCGAAAGGCGCTCGCGCTGCAGAATCATCAGGTCGAGATTCGGTACGCGGAAAAATGAAAGCGCGTAGGGCGAACCCTGCCGACCAACACGGCGCTCGCGAATGTGCAGCGCGCGCGATGTGAGCATTTCTTCCAAAAGATCAGTCGCCGGTCGAGCATTGCGCGGCGTGCCGCGATCATGCGCGGTCAGAATTTCATCGTTTGACATGCCGGCGATATCGCGACACCACATCGCGTTGTGGCGGAATTCCCCTGGCACTGGTTGTAGCCGTCCGTGAAACCACGCATCAAAACTTTGGGCGTGCCAGTCTGGTTCATCCATGGGGCTGGGCTTTGCGGTCTGATTGCAGGTGAACGCGCATATTCGCCCGAGCCGCTCGATCTCAAATTGTCGCGCGTGCAACGAATATCGGGTGCCGCGAATCTTGATGGCTCGACTCAGCATGTCCGCGTCACCGCGTTCTATTTTCTGCCGCATGAGTTCAAACATCCGCATCACGAGTTGCGGATACCAGGTCGTGGCTCGCGCTAACGGCACTCCGTTTTGCTCATATTCTCGAGAACCGAGTCGCGTGTAAATCAGTTCATCTGCCCTGTATGAGTAAAGTGCGATGTTCTCAATGTTCTCTTGAACAACAACAGGCGACGTGCTGCGGACCGCGCGCCAATCTTCAAAAGAAAGTGCCATGTCGGCTTTTCCCCTGTGCTGTGTTTTATTTTTTTGTGTGAAGCTCGATCACGTCAGCCATTTCAGCCATATGCCTCTGCATGTACACCGGATCGGCCAGCACTTTCTCAACTTGTGCGGTGAAGCTTTCGCTATCCCACTGGATATCGGTCTCTGCCTCGAACTGCCGAACCAGATTTATCGCGTGTCGCATGTCGTTGAGCGGGATGCGCTCGGCCGGTTCGCCCGATATCCACTCGTCGAGATCGAGGTCCAGCGCGCGCGCGAGCGCATATAGGGTAGCGCCGCGCTTCGGCAGCGAGCCTCGCAGCACCGCCTGGCTAACCTGAGGGCTTGCCCCAGCCAGTTTGCGTATCCGCGCTTGCCGACCGGTGGTAGGCCACCCTCGTTCGGTGAGCGTCTGCGCTAACCAATCCGCGCGCTGCTCGCATTGACCGTCTGCAAATTTCATTTGTTCGCCTTCCCATGTGGGGTGTGTTCACCGTACGCCGCGCCGAGGGCGTTTGCAAACTTTTAGTTGATTGCGCGGTTCCCACTGTTTTCGTTTGGTGCGCTATATGTGCACTAAAACACGACACATCTACTTCTAGTTTACATGCAACCATTCGTTTGATACGTTATGGTGCACATTCAAAACGAAACGGTGACCTTTAAGTGAACGAAACGTACATTGATGGCCTCGTAGATATGTGGCTAATGAAAAAACAGGAACTAGAACGCGCAAAGCTCGATTTAATGACCATCGAGCAGAAAATGATGCCGCTGCTAAAGCAAACAGAAGAAGGATCGCGCACCACGACTACTCCGGCAGGCAACAAAGTCACCCTGCGCTGCGGATACAACTATACGTTCGACGGAACCACGCTGAACCGCATACGGAAATCCATTCCGCCAGCATTGCTGCCGCTGAAAACAAAAGAGGTGTTAGACGAACCACGTCTGCGCGAGCTTCGGAGCAACGAACCCGATACCTATCGAATCTTGGCAACCGCGATCCGCAAAAGACCGGCGAAGCCATACATCAAGATCGAGGCCGCTGCTGATGTTTGATTTATCGAGCATTCGCAAGACGACCACATCAGCACCGATCATCCTCTGCTATGGCACCAGCGGCGTCGGGAAGACGACCTTCGCATCGCAAGCTCCGTCGCCAGTCTTTCTGCAAACGGAACAAGGCGAGGGCCGACTAACGCTGGATGCTTTCCCGCTTGTCGAATCGTTTGATGACGTACTGACCGCACTCGCGAACCTGATCGAGCAGGACCACGCGTACAAAACGCTGGTGATCGACTCTCTTGACCACCTCGAAAACCACATCCACGCGGCGACTTGCAAGCAACATCAAAAAGACAGCATTGAAGCCTTCGGCTATGGCAAGGGTTATGTCTTAGCGAGCGAAAAATGGCGGACCCTCACCCGCGCGCTAACGACTCTACGCAGTCGCCGTGACATGACAATCGTGCTGATTGCCCATGCTCACATCCGGCGGCACATGGACCCGACGAGCGAAGCGTACGACAGGTACGAGCCGAAGTTGCACAAACTCGCGTCGGCGTGGATGCAGGAAAGTTGCGACATTGTCGGCTTCGCTCGCCACGTGGTGAAGATTCAAAAAGACGCCAGCGCATTCGGATCTAGGGCACGCGCAGTCGGCACCGGCACTCGCGAACTGTGCTTATCAGAAGCGCCAGCGTATCTCGCAAAAAACCGGCACAACCTCCCCGAATCCGTCGACCTCGACTGGTCGGCATTTTCTCAAGCACTGACAAATTCAACCGCAAAGGAATAGACACACCATCATGGCCTCATTTTCATTTGACGCAGCATCCGTAGCACCTGAACCCACGACCTCGACATCGAGCTATAACGAGCCGATCCCTGATGACACCTATACCGCCGTCATCATCGAGTCGGATCGCGCAGCGTTCAACGATCCGGCGAAAGGCGAAAAGCTCACGCTTAAATTTGAAATCACAGACGGCAGCCACGCAGGGCGCTGGGTGTGGGCAAACCTGAACCTCTGGCACGTGTCCGACGCGGCGCGAAAATTTGCGGAGCGTGATCTCGGCTCGATCTGCCGAGCGGTCAATGTCGCTGGGTTTTCGGATACAGAAGAGCTTCACAACAAGCCACTCCTCATTAGCACGCGACAGAACGGCGAGTGGACAAATATCAAAGCCTACGCGCCGGTTTCGACCATGTTCGACGCTGCTGCTTCCACTGCGAAAAAACCCTGGGAGCAGTAATCAATTCCGGGTGGTCTGTTGGGCCCCCGGACTAAAGGAAGGAAAAAACGGGACGGCGGGTGCGGGAAAGTCAGCCCAAACGGGAACTCCGACAGGAGTTTGTCCTCCAGAAATAGAAGCGATGAAGTCAAGTCCTTCCTCTATCTGATGCTGCCGGCCAGCAGCTACCACAGGTAGCTCACATACTTGCAATTGCTTCGTCCGCACATTTTTCTTGATTGAGTACATAAGAATGGTAACGACGACGACAGAACAAACGCTCGCGCGGATCGACGCGGCCATAGAGGGCAACCAGTCAAGACGGCAACGCGCCCATCTTGGCTGGTCGGTGATCGGCAACGAATGCGAGCGCGCGCTCTGGTTTGGCTTTAGGCACGCGACGCCTATCGACCATCCAGCGCGCTTGCTACGCATCTTCAGACGCGGCAACGCCGAAGAACCGACCTTCTATCAAATGCTCAGAGACGCAGACATCACCGTCTGGGAAGAAGACCCAGAAACAGGCGGTCAGTGGATGGTGAGCGAAATCGCTGGACACTTCGGCGGCTCCCTCGATGGCGTTGTGAAGGGATTACCAGAAGCGCCCGAAGAACCGCACGTGCTTGAACTTAAAACGAGTTCGGACAAGGCATTTCGGGCGCTGCTGAAATCCGGCAGCGTGCAAGATGCGCGGCCCATTCATTACGCGCAGATGCAGGGTTACATGCTGCAGATGCAGATCCAGTGGGCGCTATACATGGTCGTCAACAAGTCTGACGATGCACTATATATAGAACGCGTGCCGCTCGACCGCGAGTTCGCGCAGACCCAACTCGACAAAGCGCGCAGAGTCATCACGTCCGACTGGCCTCCGGTCGGGGTCAGCGATGACCCCGCATGGTTTGAGTGCCGCTTTTGCGATCACCACGCGGTTTGCCACGGGCAGCGTGCCCCCCAGGTAAGTTGTCGGACATGCTCGTATGCCACACCGGAGATGGACGGCGACGGGCGCTGGACGTGTGGCCGCGATGGTCACGACTTAACGCTGGAAGACCAGCGCGTCGCCTGCGATCAGCACATCTTCATACCGAGTCTGTTTGAGTGGGCGGAGATCGAGGACGGCGACAAGACGTTTGTCGAATACCGCACGAAGCGCAACGGACACATTTGGCGCAACGGCAAAGACGGATATTCAAGCCGCGAGATTGCCGCCGCTGACGACCTCAACGCACTGGGCCATCCTGCGGTCGATGCGATACGCGATCACTTTGATGGCGAGTTGGTCGGATGAGCAAAGTAACCATCCAACTGAACGACGACGAAGTCGAAGAACTGCTGAGCATCGTGCGCGATATGTCCATCTCGTTAGCTCAGCAGACAGAGATGCTGGGCATCTTGATCGATGAGCAGGCAGAGCGCCGTGACGCTCATTGACACGACGAGCGACTACCCCGCGTGCCGCTACTGCACCTGGCTTGTTTTCACGTGGTGCGTGAAGCACGAAGCGGAAGTGCCCCGCGATTTTTTATCGAAAAAGAACGAATGCGAATTGTTTGAGGACGGACTGAATGAACCCTAACACCACCATGCCCTGCGTGATGCACTGCGGACGTCGGGTGCTGACTCACACGCAGGTGTGCAAAGAATGTAGGCGCGAATACCGCATCGGCGACGTCGAAATGTTCTGCGCGAGTCTTCGGCAGCCGTGGCTATCGAGGGCTTGGACATGATTGAGATTGATCGCGCGGTCCGCTTTTGTGAGGACGAGCAACTCAGTCACTGCGAGAGCCAGATCGTTATAAACGCTTGTCACTGGCGTGACGGCAACCACGGCGATGGCAGTGTGACCGCACTGCGCGAAATAGTGCGATGCGCACAAACACTCATAACAATCGCAATGGAGGACAAAAAATGAAGCCGCAGTGGTTTCTGCGCAAGCGCCAGTGGGGACGCAATAACCCCGACAACACCGACTTCTTCACGACCTGGATCCTGATCGGCGTGTTCGTCAGCGCAGTGGTGTTCGCATGTCAGAACTAGAACTCGACTACGACGAACTTGCAAAGAAAATCGCCGAGCAACTGGCGCGTCAAGCTCGCGCAAGCGATGTGATGTGGAACAGCGCCGAGTGCGCTGATTATCTCCGCATCTCGCGGCGACATTTCATGGGCAGAATTAAAACGCTCGCATCTTTTCCGAGGTCATGCGCAACCGGCGGACTGTGGCTGCGCAGTGAAGTTGTCCGCTGGGCGAAAGCGAATCACTAGAGGAACTCTGCCAACTCGCTCGCGTCGCGGTCGTAGTAGACCAACAACATTCGCAGATCTTTGTGGCCGGTGATGCGCGCGAGATCGAGCGCATTTGGGATTTTCTGTGCCATGCGAGTGATGGCTTCGTGCCGCGTGTCGTGGAAGTGAAGATCCTTGATGTCGAGTAAACGCTTCGCTTTTTTGAACGCTTGCGCGAGCGTGTCCGGTTTGAGATCGAGCATCGGTTCGTGATCTTCCCCTCGCGGCAACTGCTCGATCATCTCAATCGCTTTGCGCGACAGCGGCACATTGCGCGAGCTATTCGTTTTCGTCTTGTGCGCAGGTAGGTGCAGGTATCGCTTGTCAGTGTGCACATCGCCCCAAGTCGTCTTGAGAATTTCACCGCGCCGCATCGCTGTCTCGATGGCGAACAGGAACGCCCAGCCGGCAAATTGTTTCTTTTTCGTCAATACCACACCCCAGCACGGGCGGTATTCAAAATGCGCAGTCAACGCGTCGATTTCTTTCTCAGTAATGCGCCGCTCGCGTGGCTCGCCCTCCGGCAGTTTATCGACATGCTCCATCGGATTATGCGAGTTCGCCATCATGCGCCAGCG